TCGTCAATGTTTAGAACTGTATGTAAAGGAAAAAAATGTGTTATATTTAAAGCCCCAAATATGAAAGAGTACCATAATAAAATTTATAAATATAATAATAAGTGTTATAAATATTCAACGCAGGCGACTAAATGTGATAAAAGTAAAAGAATAATCCCCTTTTAATTATTTTGCGTAAATAATATAATCAAGGAATATTTATATTATTTATGAATGGAACGACTAATATTTCTGAATTACCAAACGATTATCTTTGCGGAAGTAGTAAAACGGATAATATTACATTGACCAAAAAAGAGAATGATGTAAATTTAATGCCAATGCCAATGCCCCCGTTAAATGGTAATATTAGTTTAGACCAAACGACAATAAACCAAATAGTTAATGGGTTACAGCAGGCAAGTACTTCTGGTTCTACGTTATTGCCGTCGCGAGATATCCCTATTAAAACAGATAATATCGTGATTGATGAACAGATACGCCCAGAATATTTGCCAGCGACTAATAAGAGTGATTATATAGTATCTGCCGAATCTAATGAAGATATTATTAATGGTTATAATTCAACTCAGAAAAAAACTGATAATATGGAATATTTATATAGTGAGATTCAGTATCCTCTGTTAATTTGTATTGTGTATTTTTTATTTCAGCTTCCTATTTTTAGAAAGAAACTGTTTTATTTGATACCATTTTTATTTACAAATGACGGAAACTATAATATAAATGGTTATTTAATAACGAGTATATTATTTGCAATTACTATATATATATTAATTAAAATAATGAATATGGTTTCTTTTTACACTTCGTAAATTATAGTTTCCAATATTTACTTCTTTTTTTGGTGGCGTTATATTGTTTATACGGTTTTGTTCTTTTACTTTTTCCCCGAGATTTAGGGCGTTTCTTTCTAGTATTATTTAGTTTGGGAGATGGTGACGGAGACGGGGACTGGGCCGGGGACGGCGAATGCGTTTCTCGTTTTGTTTCATTTAAATCAGTGTTGTTAGAAGGTTTATAATTTAAAAACCATTCTTCAAACTCATCACTATTTTTTGCATTTTTACCATCTTTAACAAATTCTTCAAATTTAAGCGTTTTTAATTCGCGTAAATCATTTAATGTTTCTGGTTTTCCAATACACGGTTTGCTAAATCGTTTAAACAGTCCTTTATCGCTTAATTTGTGTTGTTCTTGGATTTCAAATAAATGTTTTGCAATACATAATAAACGGTTTGTGTCGTGTAACTTAAAGTTTCCATAAGTAAAAGCCAAATAATAACTTAATATGGTGTCAATAGTTGCGATATTTATATTTCTATTATTAACATTAATTACGTTATAATTATAACAAGTTAATGGGGTGTAAATTATTGCTAATATATCATTATTTAAAATAATTTCATAGCCTTCAGGTATGATTTCGCCATATTTTTCTCTTTTTTTAATTTTAACATTGCCGTATTGTTTTAATTTACTAATGGCATATTCTGCAACCTCAAGGGCATTTTCGGCCAAAACATCATAATCTGCGATTTTTTCAAAGACATTTTTATTCTTTTTGTCCTTTATATATTTTGAATAATGACTATTTGCGTATTGTCCTAAAAAAACAACATTTTTATCAATAAATGCTGTTTTTAATGTTTCGTAAATAATGTCTTTATTTTTTTTATCTTCATCATATGTTATTTTTCCGCATACTTCTTCTGGGTAAGGATAATATTTATTTATTAAATTTAGACGGTCTAGTACTTTAGGCCACCTATCTATTTGGCCCTCCGGCCTTGACAATTCTAAATACATTGCCATTTTTAAAAAAACGGGGTCTGTAACTAATAATCCATTTACATTAATGGCTTTTTTTTGTATTATTTTAAATAATGATTTTTCTATACCGGTGATATCTGCAATAGGAATATAATTTACAAATACTTTATATGTTCCGTGATGAACGGTTGTTTTTGCTTCAACATTTGTATATCCTTTTTTAAAAAAAAGGTCGGCTAATTCTTTTGCGTGATTTAACGCGTTTGATGAAAAAAAGTCATAATCTGGTAAATGTATTTCTTTATTGTATATTTTATCATTTTCTGGCAATAACTCGTTTATGGCGAACCCTCCATAACAAACTAAATGTTTTTTTTTAATAAAATCTTGTACAATATGTAACAATTTTTGAATTTCTATTGAACTTACCAAATTTCGCTGTGTCTCTATTTCCAATGAATTTAAATGTGCTGTAAGAATATCTTTTTCCGTATCTTCAATTGATTTTGCTGTATCTTCAATTGATTTTGCTGTATCTTCAATTGATTTTGCTGTATCTTCAATTGATTTTGCTGTATCTCCAATTGGGGATTTTGTATCTCCAACTGTTTTTTTTGTATCTTTAATTGATTTATTTTTCGTGGTCATAATATATTAAAATAATATAATATTAATTATATTTTAAAATTGTAATAATCGGTTGTTATCTCTTTTGGTTGATAAGAAAGCGCAGGGTCTTGTTTTATTGGTGGTGTCAAATATTTTGCGGTATATCGTAATCTTTCTGGTTTTAATACAAAAGCACTTCCCTTATTATTAAAAAAATCAATCATTTCATCTAAATAATTGTCAGTGTATTGATACCGCATCGCAATCATTTGACATCCGGTTTCACGTACAACAATACTGCTTGGATTTTCTGGGTTTATTTCATTGTCAGGAATAGCGATTGTCATATTTTGTTTATTATAATCTTGAAGTTCTGCTATATCTGGGGAGTATTTAATATCATAATAATGCAGTTTTCTCATAAACATAGAATTACTAGTCATATTAATATATTCTAAAAGTGGTTTATTTTCCATAAAGGAATTATTTTCTTTGTCGACAATAATAACAATTTTCCCCATTAAATCCAATAATTTAATATTGCCAAAGTTTTCACCGTGATTTTCATAACTGTAATTACTACCGAGCAATAAATTTGTGTACATTTCAAAAATATCGGATAATTTATCAAACATGTTTTGGTTATTGCTTTTAAATCGCAAATGTAGTATTATGGGGTCTTTATAATTTGGGGAAAACCCGTGTGAAAATGCGTAATGTTTTAAAATATATAATACTTCTGAAAACTTTACAGAGTTAAATGTTTCTTTAATTGCCATATCTTTATTAGTAGTGGTAGCAACGACGGGTTCGTCGTTAATTGAAAAAATTTCAAAATCTAGTCCTCTGCATCCTTGTTTTAATACGTGTTTAAGATTACAAATATTAACATAATCATTTTTATAACTTCCTCCACTGCAACAATTATATGCAGTTTTAATATAATAATCCAACAATGAATATTTTGACTCAGGGTTAGTGTCTGCAATAGATGTGATTTTACCATTAAGCGTTCCATATATGCTTTCCATTATTGAACATTCTCTGTTTTCCAATTTTATAATATACACATAATACAGAATTGATATAACTATAATTACTCCCGTAATTATGTAAATAATTGTAATTATTGTATTTTCCTTAAAATTACTTAATAATTTGTTAATTAAATTATTTTGTTCCATTTATAATATAATATTATATTACAAATATAAAGTTAAATAATATAATCTTTGTAATATAATATTATGCCTGGTGGTTTATTAAATTTAGTGAGTGAAGGACAACAAAATATTATATTAAATGGAAACCCGAGCAAAACATTTTTTAAAAGTGCATATTTAAAATATAGTAATTTCGGGATGCAAAAATTCAGAGTCGACTTTGAAGGTGCAAAAACAATTAGATTAAATGAAGAGTCGACATTTACGTTTAAGATTCCAAGATATGCGGATTTATTAATGGATTGTTATTTATCTTTTAATCTTCCAAATATTTGGAGTCCCATTTTACCTCCTCAATATCAAAATGATACTACTATTAATACAGATTGGGTGCCATATGAATTTAAATGGATAGAAAATATTGGGGCGCAAATGATACAAAAAATATCAATTACTTGTGGAAACCAATTATTACAAGAATATTCGGGGGCATATCTCTTGGCAATGGTCCAGCGAGATTTTTCAAGTGAAAAAAAGGAGTTATTTAATAAAATGATAGGAAACGTAAATGAATATACAAATCCAGCAAATTTTGAAAATAATAATGGCTATTATCCAAATGCATTTTATAATAAAGATACGAGCGAGCCATCAATTCGTGGCACAACATTATATGTTCCATTAAATTCTTGGTTTAATTTAAAATCTCAAATGGCGTTTCCATTAGTTTCATTACAATATAATGAACTTGTAATAACAATTACAATTAGGCCATTAAATGAATTATTTAAAATACGAGATGTTCAAAATATTTTAAATGATTATCCATATATCGCCCCTAATTTCAATTCACCATATTATCAATTTTATAAATTTTTACAAGTTCCGCCAAGTGTAAATTTGGATATTTCAAGTTATCAAGATAAAAGAACCTTGTGGAATACAGACATTCATTTAAATTGTACATATTGTTTTTTATCAAATGACGAGTCAAGAATATTTGCGAAAAATGAACAAAGTTATTTAATTCGCCAAGTGCATGAGAAGCAGTTTTATAATGTTACGGGTTCAACAAAAATTGAACTTGACTCTGTTGGGTTAATTAAGGATTGGTTGTTTTTTATGCAGAGAAGTGATGTCAAATTGAGGAATGAGTGGTCTAATTATACAAATTGGGAGTATAATTATCCGCCAGTTAATATTGTAGATGCTCCGGACACCGGAGGGGTTGAAACCCCTGCAAATGGAAATGTCGGCCCTGGAAAAAATGGAGATGGTACGGATAGTAATTTAAAAATTACAACAACTTATTCAATATCCAATAATAAAAATATATTACTTGAAATGGGGATATTGCTTGATGGGCAATATAGAGAAAACATGCAACCTGTTGGAGTATATAATTTAATTGAAAAATACA